CTTCGATTGGAAGACCGGAGCTAAGGTGAAAGAAGATATGCTTCAGATGCAGATCTTCGCTGCAGTGGTGTTCTTCTGCTTCGAAGAAGTGCAGGAGGTGACGACAGGGCTGGTGTTTCTCAAGCCAAATAAGGTCGTGCCTCAGACCTTCGTGCGAGATAACCTAGAGGGCATGTGGAAACGCCTCCTAAAGAAGTTCAATAAGGTGCAGGACGCGGTAGACTGTGGTGTATTCACAGCACGCCCTAATCACCCGTTCCCTTGCAGCTGGTGTCCTGCAAAGAACCAGTGCGAGTACAACAAAGACTGGAGATAATCAGGAAGAAGCCGCAACCCCCCATACGGATACTAAGCGCGTGCTGATCAGGCGTCGGTATGTGGATGACAAAGTAGCGGCATTAGAGAAGCTATTGGACGAGCGCGTGAATGCCGTGCGGCGGGAGGAGGAGCTGTTCCGGACTGGCCTGGAAGCCCACTTGAAGACGCTGAACCATGAAACGGATCGTATCAATGCGATTGTCGCCAAGACCATAACCCTTGAGAAGTATGAGGGCGACCAACGGTTTACCGTAGCCAAGATAGGCACCATCTCCGACCGGATGAATCGCCAGCACGAGGAATACCTAGAGGCTCACCGTGCTCTACGGGAGCAAGTGATTGAGGACGTGGCGAGACGGTCCGGAGCAGCGGAAGCGTTGAGCGGGGAAGCCGTCAAGGCGGCGAAGGCGGCGAAGGACGAGGCGAAAGCCGCCAGCGTGTTCTCACGGATCGCCATCGTCGTGAGCGTCGTGCTGAGTATCGTGGGGTGGGTCGTGTCGTGGATACTGAAGACATAAAAGCAATACGGTTTATGACTAGGAGGGCTCCTATGTCTCGAAGACCACCAACGCCTCCTCCGAGTGAGGCAGCTATAGACCTCAGCAATAAGATACTCGGCGTCGCCACTATTAAGGGAAGCTGGAACGCTGCAGTGGAGTACCTCTCAGAAACGGGTAACTTCTCTGGGGGCGGTGCATATATCGTAGTAAGAAGGGTCGAAAAGGAGAATCCTGAAATTAAGTTACCTTGGGGGAGTAGCATATGGATAAAGAATTAGAGAACCGCCTACTCGGTATCGCCATTACTAAAGGAGAATGGTATGCCGCAGTGGAGTACTTATACAAAAAGCTAAAGTACAGCGTAGATACTAGTTGGAATCTCATGGAGGTAGCCCGCTGCAAAAGCCCAGACTTAGACATACCGCTGATAATACATCGCTATGAAAAACATCACTAACGAGGCGGGGGTTAAGGAAGAAGTAAAGAAGATCCTTAACCGAACCCCCGACTGCTGGTGGTACATGCCGGTACAAACAGGCTACGGCGTGCATGGCATACCCGATTTCGTAGCCTGCATTCGAGGTAGCTTCATTGCAATAGAAACGAAGTTCGGGCGCAATAAGCTATCTGCATGGCAGGAGAAGCAGAAAGATGGAATTACGAAAGCAAAAGGTATGTACTTTATAATAAACGAGAATAGCCTCGATAAGCTCGCTGTTTTTGTAAGACTTTTGGGGTCTCCTGCATGATTATTTCTAAGGAAAGGCGTCAGCTTATATTACCTACAAATCCGGCGATATTCGAAACAATCCCGCATGCGAAAAAGTTTAAGTTCGCTGGCAAGCATCTAGTTGCCGTTAACCATGGGGTAGATGAAGTAAGAGTTCTTAGGAACTTAGGGCTGCGAGCCCCGAGCCCCATCGAGTATTACTACGACTGGCCTGGGCGGTTTCCTCCGAGGAAGCATCAGCGAGAAACTGCGGCTTTCTTTACGTCTTACTCGCGTGTTGTTTGCCTTAACGCCCCCGGAACAGGTAAAACGCTTTCTGCGCTATGGGCAGCTGATTACCTGCTGAGCACACAGGCTATTAAAAACGTGCTCATAGTAGCGCCTCTATCTACGCTCAAAGTAGTATGGGGCAAGGAGCTTATATGGCACTTCCCACATAGAAAATTTAACATCGTAACCGGGCAACGAGCCAAGCGAGAACGTCTCATTCTCGACGAGAAGGCGCAGTTCTGCATAATTAACCATGACGGCTTCTCAACGATGCCGGATATCTTCAGTCGCTTTGATCTCGTTATTTATGACGAAGTGACAGCGATGAAGAATCCTTCTACAAGGAGGTTTAAGCTGTTCAGCCGCTTCATGCGTAACTACACCCCTCGTCTTTGGGCAATGACCGGCACGCCGATAACGGATAACCCGCCTGATGTGTGGCCGGTATCCACTTTGCTCGCCTGCCCAGCACTGCCGAGAAGCTACACACAGTTCAAAGAAATAACAATGCAGCGGGTAAGCCCGTTCCGATGGGTTCCAAGAGAGAATGCGCTCGATATCTGCAAACAAGTGCTTAAGCCGTCTATACGCTTTTCTCTCGAAGAGTGCACAGACTTGCCGCTGCTTACCTATGTTGATCGTGAGTGCGAGCTTACGAAAGAGCAACAGGATGCCTACGACGAGCTGAAGGCAACTGCGGAAATAGCCGGACACGATATAAGCGCAGCCAATGCTGCTGTGCTCTATTCGAAACTACTGCAAGTATGCTGTGGGGTAGCCTACGACTCTGATAAAAAAGATGTGCTATTTGATGATAAGAACAGAGTAGATACTCTTATAGAGTTGCTAGAGGAAATAGGCGATAAAGCTATCGTGTTTGTTCCTCTTCGTAACGTGCAAAGTCGGCTGACTAAATTGCTCATAAAAGAAAGTTATGATGCTGCAGAAATCCATGGAGGCGTAACCGGGAAGAAGCGTAATGACATATTTGACTTGTTCCAAAATAGTGATAATATAAAGGTGTTGGTAGCCCACCCGCGCGTAGCATCGCACGGACTCGATCTTACTAGATCTAAGAATATAATATGGTATGCCCCGTACCCAAGCTTAGAAGCCTACGAACAAGCGAACGCACGTATCCGTAGGCTATCCTCTAAGGCCGGCAAAACGATGGTGCACCATATTGTATCGACGAATTTCGAGCGCAGTATCTATAAGCGGCTACAAGAGCGGAAGAAGGTGCTAACTAACTTCCTTAGCCTAATGAAGGGGATGAACGAATAATGTACGTCCTAACAGATGTTACTATAAAAGTAGAGAAACTAGACAACGGCGACGTAGAGATAACATTCAAAGATATAAAAGGCACAACTAAGAAGCTGTTATCGAACTCAACTGGTAGGCAGGCATTTATGTATCTCGACAATGTGCTTGTTTCCTTAGAAGGGGATAACGGCGGGAGGGCACAAGCTGCTATAGAAGCCATCTACGCGATAAAAGGCGATCCTAAGATACTCAGACCAACTAAGGGGATGGACGAATGAAAGACATGGCAGAATCACATAAGCGCCTTGGGCGCTACATAGCAAGCCAAGTGTTTGCCCCGCGCAGGGCCGTAAGTAAAAAACGAGCGTTCCAACTGCTGCTCCGCGCAGCACGGTCAACGGGGATAAGAAGATGAATTACGAAAAAGCAATTGAAGCATATAACCAAATCGATGATGAGATCGCGAAACTTGAGGAACAACTGAAGAAAGCAAAAGCTCCGCTCCTCAATAAGAAGTACAAGATCGTAAGTCTCGTCTCTAGGGCGCTGGTCGAAGAGGGGATAAAAAACGCGCAAACTCCATACGGCACCGCCTATTTCAGCACGCATCACAACTGCTCAGTGAAGAACCAGGAGTCGTTCTTTCAGTATGTGCAGCAGGAGGATCGCTTCGACCTCATGGAGAAGAGAGCGAGCAAGAAGGCGGTAAAGGAGTATGTCGAAGATATGGGGGAGCCGCCCCCCGGAGTAGAGTTCGGTACGGTGCAAGTTCTCGTTATTCGACGTGGAGACAAACAGCCCTCGGTATGACCAAAGAAGAGGCAGAGAAACTAAGATCATTTGACCATCACTGCACCTGCGGAGGTTTTGCCCACAGCATGAATGGTAGACCAGAAAGCAATCCACATATGGACTGGTGCCCGCAAAAAGCACAATACGATGAATGGTATAAAGCCATGCACGCACCACAACGCACTCGATGATGCCCTGCATCAAACAAGGCGGCTGCTCGCCATCGCAGACGCTTTAAACATAACCCTCAAATCAGAGGACACACAAATGGCTGAAGACAGATTGAATCTCCAAGTACCTGACCATATCGCCAAGCGTATTGCTGTGAGAAAGGAGACGGGGGAGCACTCATCGATTCTCGACGCGCTCACAAGTACAGTTGGACCTCCGCGTATCTCGATTCGCGGTGTGCAGTTTCGCCTGGTGCAAGGCTCAGTTGAGACACCCGTTGGGCGAAATCTCGATGTAGTTATTGTCGGTAGCAATACTAACGTTTCGAAGGTCTACTACGGCGGCAAGTGGAACCCGGAAATGTCCGCTCCTCCGGATTGCCGCTCCGCTGACGGGAAAACCCCTGACGCAGATGTCGCCGAGCCGGAATGCGAGTCCTGCGCCAACTGCCCGAATAATGTGCTAGGCTCAGCCATCACCGAAAACGGCAAGATGACGAAGAAGTGCGCCGATGTACGCTACCTCGCTGTCGTACCGGCGTCTGATCCGAGTAAGGTCTATCAGCTGGGTGTCAGTGTCACCGCCATGAAGGGCCTGCGGACTTACGCCAACGAGCTGCAGAGCTTCGGCCTTCTGCCGCACGAGATGGTCACTAGGCTCGGCTTTGACGACAAGGCGTCTTACCCCCTCGTCACCTTCGAGCGCGGCGGCTGGCTGGGTGAGAAGGCGCTTGCAGGCGTCGAACGGATCGTCAATAGTAAGAGGGAGGAAATCGACTACTGCACGCGCAGTGGCGATCAGCCAGCACTCGCTGCTCCTGCACAGGCAGAAGCATTGCCCGCTCCTGTGGAGACGGAAGAAGCTCCTACCCCCCCTCCTCAGCGTAAGAAGGCTGCTGCGAAGAAGGCTGCTCCAAAGACGAAGCCCGAGCCGGAGCCTGTACTGGAGCTCGAGCCGGAGCCCGAGCCGGAGCCCGAGGAGGAAGAGGCGGAGTTTTCCTTCGACGATGAAGATGAAGACGTGCAGGAAGCTTCCTCATCCTTGGAAGACGAGCTGGCAAAAGTACTGGCCGAGTAGGACAATCGAGCGGTAACAACTCCCTGGGGGCGCTAGTTCGCCCCTAGGCTCGCCTGTGCGCATGGAAGCTAAAAGGAGGCATGAGAAAAATGCACCTAAAAGAGTTTCTTGAGAAAGTACTAGCGAAAGAAGATAACTACGTACTATGGCTACTACGAAAAGGCAACAAGAAGGGCACATGGAATGAAAACCACGAAGACATAGATAGCCTTGTACACGCAATAAAGGCGCATGACCGTGACCCTGGGCTAAGCGTTTATATAGCGCTCGGTGCGTTTACTAATAATGTAGGACCCCACCCAAAGACGGGGCGAAACTACGTCCAGCGCAAAGGGCACCAGGCTACATGCTTCAGAACTCTTGCGTGCGATCTTGACGTAGACCCCAGTAACCCTAAAAAGTACAGCTCGCAGAAAGAAGCGCTCGTTGATCTTGTAAAAGCCTGCAAGAATCTTGGGCTCCCTTTGCCTATGGTCGTCTTATCAGGGGATGGTATACATTGCTGGTGGACGTTCGTAGAAACAATCAGCACCGCGATCTGGGTACCTCTCTCCAAGGCTCTTCGTGCTGCGCTAGATACGCGAGGCGTAAAATACGACCCGTCGAAGATAGAAGACCCGACGATGGTCTTGCGTCCTATTGAGACACACCACAAAAAAGACGATAGCAACTGGAAAGAAGTAAAAGTATTGAAGGATCAGCCAGCGGTACATGTAAAGGATTTAGCCTTAAAGCTTAAGCCGTACGTACGTCAAGCTGCGCCTAAGAAAACGAAGACCCGAGAAAAAGCGCAAGACGCCATCCTCGCCTCTTGGCAGGAAGGCAATACCTCTGTCTCCCTACAGGACTTGCAGCGCTGCCGGCAACTGCAGGCGATACTTGCGTCTCATGGAGCGACAGATGCAGCAGGCGCGCCGGTAAGCGAGCCGCTGTGGCGTGCCTCTCTCGGCATTGCCTATTACTGTGAAGACTCGGAAACAGCAGCCATTGAGCTGTCGAAGGGTCATCCGGACTACGACGAAGGCGCCTGCTTGGAAAAGCTCGACGGCTGGAATGGGACCGGCCCAACAGTCTGCAGTACCTTTGAGAAACTGTGCGAGCAAGGCTGCGCCACTTGCCAGTTCAAAGGGCGCATCGCTTCCCCGGCGCAGCTTACTGGGGGCGTCACAGCAATCCAGACAGAAAACCAAGAGACAGGAGTCATAGAAGAGCGCCCTCTTCCACCAGGGTACAAAATCAAAGGCGATTGCGTTTACTACATAAATCCGAGACTTGATGAAGAGACATTTGTATCCCCATACAAGCTATGGGTGGAGTCTCGGGTTACTGATATGGATAGAAGCACGAATGAAGCTAAGATAATCGTCGCCTTTCCGATAGAGGGTGAGAAAGAGATCTCAATAGACTCTGCTATTATCGCCGCTGGTGGGAATGATTTACGCAAAGAACTCGCTAACCACCAGGTGTATATAAAAGAAGACATTGAGCCGATGAGGCGTTATCTAATGACGTATCTAAGAAAACTACAAGCCGCTGCGATGGCGCACAATAGTTATAGCCACTTCGGTTGGCAAAAAGACGGCACGTTCCTGCTTGGGAACAGACTCATAGGCAACAAGCAAGATATAACTGTGCATCTTCGTGGAGCAGCGAAAGACTTTACAGACCACCTAACAACGCAAGGCAGCCTTGGCGCTTGGGTTAAGGCAACTGCTATGTTCAATATACCGGGTATGGAGTTTCACAACTTCGTAGCCACACTCGGCCTAGCTGCTCCTTTGTTCGCTGGGCAAAAGCTACCGGGTATGCTTGTAAACATGCACTCTCCGCTATCTAACTCAGGTGTCGGAAAATCTTTAACAGGCAAATTTGGCTTATCCGCCTGGGGAGACCCCAGCAAGCTTATGCGTCGTCCCGGCGACACACCTCTGTCTATGAGTAAGTACTTCGGTACACTGGGAAATCAGGCCGGATACATAGACGAGCTGACGACCGTAGACGACGATAATATACGTAAGCTCATAATGTCGCTACAGGATGGGCGCGAGCGTAGTCGGGTAACTTCTTCAGCTGACGGCTTTAGAGAAGCTGTAGAGTGGCATATGCCGATAATCTCCTCGTCGAATAAAGACCTAAACGAGCTAACGACCCAGCTATCGATAGCAAATGCGGAGCAGCTACGTGTCTTGCAGCTAACCTTCCCTAGAATACCCCAGCTTAACGAAGGCGGGTCTAGAATCGGCAAATACTTTGACGAGATTATCCTAGATAACTTTGGACATGCTGGGCCTAAGTTTATATCGGAGGTAATTGCAAGAGGTGGGCCGGTTGCAGTCTATATTAAGGGGTCTAATGAGTTCGACAAAGTATTCGACTTCCTTTTCCTGGGAGAAGAGCGCTTCTATGAAGCCGCCGTTAAGATCGTCTACTGCGGAGGTAAGATCCTTAAAGATCTAGGTCTTATAAAGTACGACTACTTAAAGGGGATAAAAGCGGTACTGCAAGAAGTACTTGCACGTAGAAAGATAAGAGACGAAACTAAGCTCGATGGTATTGACAAGCTCGGGCATTTTCTTAACGATGTGCAGAACCGCATCGTCCATTTCCACGAAAAGGTCGGTGGGCAGCCAACCGTTATCTTGCCTATCCCACTTAATGCGCTTGCTCGCACCGAACTGCTGGTTGACAGTAGAAAGCTTGTCTCAGCGGGCACCGTCTTTATCAACAAGTCAGAGTTTCGCTATTGGCTGCGAAAGCGGGGCCTTGAATTTGGCTCTACAATCTCCGAGCTAGAAGAAATGGGTGTCAAGGTGGTGCCTGACATCCGCAAAGTGCTCTATAAGGGCGTCTCAGGCGCATCGAGCGCTGGGCAGACCCGTTGCGTCTCTATCGATATGATGTCTCATCCACGCCTGCGAGAAGCCCTCGTGGGCAACTTCGCCAACCTGCAGCCCGCGCAAGGGGCTCAAATCTTGGAGCTTGTCAGAAATGCCAAAGAAACTTGAACAGGCGCTTAAGCGCTCCGCAAAGAAGAAGGGAATTAAAGGCGAACGCGCCGATGCCTATATTTACGGAGCTATGAGAAAGACTGGTTGGAAACCCAAACGGGAGAAAAAAGGCTAGGAGATAAGCATATGTCCTATGTGCGCTTAACAGCCCCGCACCAAGTAACAACGCGGAAGCTTCACCGATGCGGGTGGTGTAACGAACTGATACCCGAAGGCACGCCGGACATATGGGCGAGGTCTTATATTTTTGATGATGGCCCGCAAAGTGATTGGATGCACCCAGAATGCTACGAAGCAATGGGCGAGCTTGACCACGGTGAACGTTGCGAGGGGTGGATGCCCGGTGACTTCTTACGAGGGTCAATTGAATATGCGTAATAGCTTGTTAGAAACCTAAACAAGAGAAAAGAAGTAAATGAAAAAAATACTGGACCACGGTTATGTGCAATTGGTGGAGACCTGGGGCAGTGATGAACGCTTCATTGAAGCTGCTAGGATGTCAACAGGCAAAGGCTTTGAGGGGTGGAAAAAGGACGAGAAGCTGCTCGCCTACCTGTACAACAACAAGCACTCAACCCCGTTTGAAATGGGCGGCATGATAATTGAGGTCAAGGCACCGATCTTCGTTTTCCGCGAATGGCATCGCCACCGCACCCAGAGCTATAACGAGATGAGCGCCCGCTACATCCCGCTGCCGGACGAAAACTACATGCCGTCGATTGACCGTTTGATGGCCGGCGCAAACACGACGACTGCAAACAAGCAGGCACAAGGAAGTGGCGCTTCGCTTACAGAAGATGCTGCCATAGCGTGGGAGAGGCAGCTAGCTGAACTGTACACCCAAGCCCAGGCGGTATATGAAGTAGGTATATCTCTTGGCATTCCTAAAGAATTAGCTCGACTAGCTGTACCAGTCGCTCGCTATTCTCGGATGCGTGCCAGTGCCAATCTCCGCAACTGGCTAGCGTTCTTAACTCTGCGCAGAGCCCCTGCCGCACAATGGGAAATACGGCAATACGCCGATGCGGTTGGTGAGCTAGTTGCGAAACACTTCCCAAGGACTTGGGTACTTTTTGAGGAAGAGCAAGCTAATGACTGAACTAAAAGAGTCCGAACGTACTCGCTGCGAAATTTACACGCGCGTGATGGGCTACCATCGCCCTGTAGATTGTTTCAACAAAGGAAAGAAGCAAGAGCACAAGGATAGGCTATACTTTAAGGAGTCTAAGTATGGCAACGGGTAAGAGGCTAGGTAGGTTCTACGTCCCTATGTCAGAAATAGAGCGCGACCACATTTCGCAAGCTCTGCGAATAATGTGTTTTGTGCCATTCCGAGTAGAGTGCTTGTTTCACATAGCCGCTTTCGAAATGATAGGGACTTCTGCTTTGTTTGGGGCAGTAGAAGAAGGCGCTTTAGCCCCAGAGTATAAACTGGTGTTTAAAGACAACACCCTTATAGAGGTAAATAAAACATGCTAGTCGATAGCGAAGGTGAAACACCACGGCATATCTTAGATATGATGAAGGCAAATAATATCCCCAGGTCTACCTACTTTTGGAGAGTAGCTAACGGGTGGTCAAGAGAGAAAGCTGCGACTAAAGCGGCGAAAAAGTTCACCCCTTCCGCCAAAGAAGACTACGGTGTTCGTAATATAGACTGGCCGGTTCCTCCGAGCACAGTGCTAGGCACGAGGTATCTATGCCGATGAGCAGAGACCCAAAAGCATCGTACTACGACGTAGGTGGTATCGAGACACTCGATATCATCAAAGCTAAGCTCACCCCCGAAGAATACCTCGGGTATATCCGAGGGAACCTGCTCAAGTACACCTGCAGGCTACGGCACAAGGGCGACCCAGAGCGAGACGCTGAGAAGGTTACGTACTACGCCGTCGAGCTTCTTGAGGCACTGCAAGCGTTCAACGAAGCGCCCTCGTAATATAACCCGAGGTGCTCAGCAAGCCCCGCTTCGGCGGGGTTTTTTATTTCATGCGGGCTTTCGCAGTCCGAGCGAAACTACGGTTCTTGCCCTTCGATATAACGGCGGTCGGCCCAGAGCGAGCACCCCCCTTCGCTAGCGGGCGCACGTGGTGCACATCCATCCCGTCGCCTTTTCGAGCCCTGCCCTGCGCCATAGCCTGGCGTCGCGCCTTGTTACGCGCCGAGCGGTTCGCCCGCTGTTCCGGCTTACCGTGATAGTTCGCGTACTCTTTCTTGTAATCTCTAGCCATTTGCCAACGCCTCTATCTGCTGCATCATCCGCTGCTGGTAGCCTACCACGTCGTGGTACGCATCCTCGAAGTCCGGGTCGCGCTGCCGTAATTCATGACGCCAGCGATTACGGATAGATGCTTTGAAATCTCGCTCTACCCCTACGCGCTTCAGGTCCTTGTAGTACGCTGCCTCCGGCTTGTTCATCTGGAAATTGCTCACCCCAGCAACCTTTGCCAGGTTCACCCAGAAGTTGTAGTCGTACCCAAGCGGCCCGGTCTCGGCGTTCTGCTTGTAAAAGTTGGCGATGCTAGTCACCACGCCCGGCGCTGTCGCCTTGCCGAGGTACACCAGGCGCTTGCTCAGCGCCTCTCCTGCGTCCTCTGTGCCGTTCGTAAGCTCTCGCCCTGTGAACGGGTCGTAGTTCGATAGGATGTTGTTCAGGATCGGCGCAGGGCCTCCTGCGAGGGCAACCTGTGGAGTCCCGCTGTCTGTCGTGTCAAACAAGTTGCCTAGCGGCACGAGGTTCTTCAAGTTCAAGAAGAATGCGTTGCCCTCCGAGGAGCTGAATGGCAGGCGGATGTTCGATGGCACGCCCGGTAGCCAGCTGAGCCCGTCCTGATACCAGTCAGGCTGCAAGCTGCGCTCATACTCTTCATCGTCGTCGCCAGCCCCAAGCGCTGCGTACGCCATTGCGTTGAGCGTGTAGATGGCCATCGCCATGTTCGCAGCCTTCCAAGGCTTAAGGAACATCGTCTTGAGCAGCATCGGCACCATGCGGTAGGGCCATGCGATAAAAGGAAACGCTGTCTCGCGTGCGAACCGAACAGCCGGGGCATGGATTCCGTAATCTACAAACGCTTCACGGGCCTCTTTGGCTGCCCTTTGCTTTAGTTCGAAGGTAACTGGTTCTCCTTTAGTCTGCGCGTCTTGCAGTACAGTCATATATTTTGCTAGACGAAATACATTATCTACATTAGCGTAAATATCAGTAGCTAGTCCTGGAGTTTTCCCGAGCGCTGAATAAGCCTTATGGAGCATTGCTGAGCTGTCTATGAGACTTCGAAGTTTACCTGTATGGTCATGTATAAAATCCCCAAACGCATGCTCTGCTTCGACATCGAAGTCCTGCGCTTTAGAGGATACGATTGTCATACCGCCCTCTACCATTTCGGCATAGGTAGCCATCTCTTGCTCTGTAAGCGGCTCTCTCCATGACGGGGGGAATACTTTCCACATTTTCTTGGCATTAGGGAACACGCTATGCAAAATAATCCTTGCAGAGGCGTTTAGATTCGCAGAAGGTATATCGTAGAAATAAGAAAGTAACGCATCACCCAGTAGGTTGTTAACATGCGCTACAGTACTGAATATCGTTTTATTGCGCTTAAACGTAGACAACGAAGCACGCCAGACTTTCGACTTTATGATAGGCTCTTGTGTCATATAGTCGCGCATCGCCATGTACGCTGGCCCGGCCATGTACTTGCCAGCAATAGGCCCTACGATCTTGCGCGTTTCAGAAGAGTTATCGAGCTTTACCCAATAACCAGGGACACGCAGTTTGCGTAAATTAGATTCGCTCGTGCGCTCAGACTTACTTACCGAGAAGTCGATAACTCGCCGTGAAGGCAGTGGCGCACCTTTAAACGTAGGGTAATCCTCGCTTATGTATTTATCTTCTTCAGCGACCCCTACATTAGATGCAAGCATCGTATCTAATATTTCCGAACCTTGGACGGTATGCGCCCATTCTTGCATCATTGTTACAGCTGCGCTCACCGCTGTAGCTTGCCTCTTCGGAGTGTCGAATAACTTATCTTTATCCTTTCCAGTTGCTTCTGCCCAATCAGCCTGCTGCTCCCCAACGGTTTTAGTGCGTTGGAGGTACAGTTCTCCTATGTTGTTGCTTTTTGCTACGTAATACGGGTGTACGGTTTCTTCGAGCTTAGCTATGTTTAAGCTGTCGTAGACGGACTGAGGAGCCCGCACATCTACATAATAAACATCGCCAGTATTCGGGTCGCCCGCTATGTCGTACCACTTACCTTCGTATGAACCTTTCTCCTCTACGCCATTCTTACCAAGCACATGACTAGGCCCTATAGTGGATGCGTAAGGGTATCTAAACGTGTTCTCGTCCCTAGCAGGAGCAAGCGGTGTGTATATAGTTCCTTTAGGGACGCGAAAGCCGGGGCGGTCTAGCGCAGAATAAACATCTACGAACCTCGACATAGGGGCGTTAGCGAGCGCCTTATCGAGCCTACCTTCGTCGATAGCTATATCGCGCAATTGCTCCCATCTAGCCACGAAACCTTTTATAGTTTTTACTTTATCTTCATCCTGCACTACTGACATTAGTCTTTTCTCATCCTTAAGCTCGGAGTAAAGCAACATCCCTGTTTGCATATCAGTAGATAGGTTAACTAAGGCTTCGAAATCATCATAAACAGCTCCTTCCCAGGCTTTATACATAGTAACTAGGTTATGGAAATTGTTTTTAAACCCATCAGTAGTGCCGAATTTATCTACAGTGCTGCCAAGCACCACCCCAACTGCCTTACTAACTGGGTTTTCTTTCGCTACATTTGTCTTTATAGCGTTACCGGCGCTATCCCACTGGGTCTTAGCGAATTCTTCCCACGTTTTATATTTGCCGCCGAAGAGAAAATTAGTAAGCCCGTCCAGCATCTTACGCTCATAGACGCTGATAAACCCGCGGTCAGGCTTATTTACCTGCGCAGTTATAGCTGTCTGGCTACGCGCTTCACGTCTTGCCCTTATGCGTTTTAGCGCTTCTAGCTGAGACGTAGGCACGACAGGCTTTCCTGTAGCCGTAGCTTTCTCCTTTTTCTTCCCTTCCAAAGCAGCGGCTATCACTTTATTTCTAGCTTCTACAGCAGCTA